TTGAAGTCCTTTATCGTATCCTCAGAAAGCACACCTTTGCTACGTAGCTGCTCCATGCGGTCGCTGATACCATCCAGCGCATCTGCGTAATCATTGAGGTTGGTGAGGAAAGACTCACGGAACGGAGAGCCGCCACGAGCACCACGAGCAATAGTCTTCTCGTTGGCTTCCAGTATGTCATTGGCAAGACGGTAACTCTCCATCTTGCGAATGATAGCCTCAAACTGCTCCTCCTGGGTTTCCAGCTTATATATATCAACCAGGTCGCCGTCATAGAAGGGTGACATAGACTGGAGCTTACGTTTCAGTTCATCCAGCTCATAACTGAGGTTGAGCATCTTCATCTGCTCACGGTCGAACTGAATATCATTGAAGACAACCTCGTGACCGTTGATATACTGCTTGTTTGCTGTCGTGGTAAAGGCGTTACCGTTATACTTGGACATGACACGCGCTATCTCCGACGAATCACGTTCGGCCTCTTCCGCGAGGCTGTGGGCTACACGTTTGGCTTCACGTGCCATAGACACGTAATGTGTGACGAGAGCTGTGATAGCAGCTATGGCGGCGGTGATCCATGTACCGGCTGAAGTAACCAAACCTTTCAAGGAACTACCTATACTCTTCGCTGCAGAGGTCATACCCTGACCGTACTGTCTAAGGGTAGTGTTGGTGAAGGTGGTCAGCGTGACGTTCTGCTGTGTCTGCATGGCGTTGACAGCCATCAGAGCCAGCTTAAACATACCGAGCGGAACAAGCAGTGACGTAATGACCTTGGAGTATTTCTGCCAGTTGCCAGTCAACTCATTGAGAAGGTTGACTCCGGTCATCAGAACACCCTTGTTCTGTTCACCCATCTCTGACATCATAATGTTGTAGTTGTTACGCAGGTTACGTAACTTACCACCCAGGGTCTCATACTGCTTCTCCTGCATGTTGTAGAACTTACCTCCCTCCTGGTCAAGTTCCATGATGACAGCATTGACATCCTCGAAGGAAATATCCCTCTTGGACATTTTCTTGAAGATGTCCTTACGTGTCACATGCTCAGCGGCACGACCGGCACGCTCCTCTGCATCAGCCAGTCTGTTGTAACGGTCAGCCAGACCACCAATCATATCAATACCGGCCGTCTCGAACTGACGGTTCTGAATACCGGACAGATAACCGTAGGACCTGGTATGACCATAAGCGAGTATCAGTCGCTGCACGTCAACGGAAAGACCGGCACCGATATCGGACAGAGCCTTCATCGTGCTGTACAGATCCTTCGTCTCGATACCGAAGGCAGAGAGCTGACGTGTGGATTTCATCAAATCCTGGAAGGTGTACGGTGACATCTGTGACATGTCACGTATCTCGCCATACAGGTCATTGGCTGTGGATGCATTACCCACGATGACTTCAAGAGAGCGCTTCTGCAGTTCCAGCTCACCGGTTATGTTCGCCATCTCGGTAGCGAAACGTGAGGCTGCATAGACAGACAGGTAACGACCCATCATGTTCTTAAGACCACTGAGCGCACCCGACTGCTTCTGTGCCGACTGCGTGGTCTTGTCCATCTGGTCGCCGAGTTTCTTCTCCGCTTCACGGGCTTGGTTGTCGGCTTTTTCCTTGTCTTTGACAGCCTGCTCGGATGCTTTGATAGCTTGGGATTGTGATGCGGTGGCTTCCTTGATGTCAGGTTTCAAATCCTTGAACATCCTGCCATCGGCTGTCATACCCTGCTTCTTGTCACCTTCCTGCTTGCTTATCTCATCAAGCAGGTCACGAATCTTCTCCAGCTTGGTCTTCGCCTCATCGAGACCGGAGGTGTCAAGACCCAGAGCCTTGGCTTTGCTCGTCTGGTCATCAATCTCCTTGAGCAGAGCCTGTATATCCTTATACTTGGCTGCAGCATCCTGAACGCTCTTGTTGAGCTGGTTCTGTTCAGTCAGAGCCTTACGGTCTGCACGGTACTTATTCAGGTTCTCGGCTTTCTGAACCTGAATCTCAGACTGCAGCTTGTTGATGGTCTGAGCGGTGATATTGTTGGAGTCGAACGACTTCAAGAACTCCGAGAGTTCCTTACCGGAATACTTCAGAGCCTCTATCTTCTCCTTGGCCTCTTCGAGAATACGTATGATACCCTTCGCGTGTTCGATAGATTGAGGGTTGAAGTTCTCGACCGTGCCAGCCAAATCAATCTTACCCTGTATCCTGCCTATCTTGGTATCCAGGTCGTTCTGTGCCTTGACAGCTTGCTTGGCGCTCTCGGCTATGTCCTTCTGCTCCTTGGCAATGGCAGACACACGCTTCTCGTAATTTCTTACGTTATCCTGATAGGACTTGTTGAAGAGGGATGCAGCCTCGGTCTGTGACGAGGATTTGATACGGTCAAGGACAGCATCTATCTGCTTGATCATACCCAGCACCTCCTGCGCATGGTCGGGGTTGTTTACACCTTGTGACAGGCTGGTCATCTGCTGACGCAGTGTCTGCAGACGCTCGGTCTCGGTGATGACCTTCTTGATGGCGTCAACCTCCTGGTCATAGAGCTTGACATTACCGGCGTAGTCACCATGCCACTTGACCTGATTGGTATCCACAACACCATGACCCTCCACGACAGCAAGACCCTGACCCTCACGTATCATCTTGAGGTATCCGGCAATCTTCTCGTAATAATCAAGGAACTGCTGCAGGCGACCGGTGTCGAAACCGTTGTTGAGGTCCTGACCTGCAGCCATCGTTGACTTGATGTCAGTGATACGCTTCTCTATGTCAGCGAGCATAGAGCCAGCATCATGCCAGCTCTTGATGTTACGTAAGACGAAGCCACCTTCACCGCCGCCACCTCCACCGGGACCGCCACCGTTGAGTATGTTCAGTGCAGAAGACAGGGACTTGGCTTTCTGCTCGGTGGTAGCCAGGGCGTTGGACAGCACACTCTCGTCACGTGCCAGCTGCTGTGCGGCTTCGCTGGCATCCTTAGCCTCTTTCTTGAGTTCCTTGCCGAGCGAACGCCCCATAGCAGTACCCATCGCTTTGGCGAACTTGCCATCGATACGTTCAAGCTCGGTGGTGAGCTTGGTCATAACATCAAGAGCGGACTGCATGGATGTAGCCAGCGTATCACCAAACTTACCGATACCGCCTGTGCTGATGCTGTTCAGAGCCTTCTCTATCCGTTCAAGGACAGCAAGGAGGTCGGTATAGTCCTTGGTGCTGCTCTTGGCTCCGGAAGAGTCGGACATCGCCTTCTGCAGACTGTCGAGTTTGGTTGTCAACGCCTCTATCTTGGCCAGCTGTGAAGAGTCGAGCTTGACCTCGATAGAATAGTCCTTAAGTGATTTGAGAGATTCCTTGATTTCGGTAATCTTACTCGTCACCTTGTCTTTTATCTGTATCTCAAAGGATAAGGGGTCCATAGTCGAAGTGTTTTACTTGTTGTCGTTATCAATCGGGATCTTAGCTCCCGTCTGCAGGAATTGGTCAAGTCTGAATCCGCGTTTCTCCCTCTCCGCCTTACGTTTCTTCCATCTCTGGACAGCCTCATCAAGTTTCTTGGCGTCGGGTACGTAACCCTTCTCACCCGGCTTGGGCTTACCCGAATCATCATGCTTAAACACCGTGATGGGCTGGTCTATGTCAATAAGTTCTATCTGTGCCACGGTATGCCCCCAGTCGTATTCATACATCGGGATACGCACCAGACCGAAGAACATGAAACGTGGCATCACGAGCCACTGTCTTTGTTTTCGGTCTGCGAAGGCTGCGCCGTACTTTGTGCGAGAAGGGTAGCTTCTGCTTCCTCCTTTCTCATCCTCATCAGCGAATCCTTGGCCTCTGTCAAGGATGTGATAGTCATGTAGAACTGCATCAGCGGAACTTTTTTTTTACCTGTTTCCAACAGGGGTTGCAGCTGAATGTCATCATACTGCTTGATGTAGTAGAACCAACGCCACAGAAACCAGTATCTGAACTTCAGCTTCCAGTAACCGTCGAGGATGATGATTGCAGCCGCCTTACAAGCGAGCTTGCGGTCCTCCATGATGACAGACATGATGTCATCGTCAGACGGTCTCTCCTTCTTTCCGTCTTTACGGAGAAGCAGACTGGTCAGTTTATCCAGCTGTCCGTTTTTCAGCCAGCGTATCTGATAGGTCTTGTTGGTGCGCAGTATCTTCACCTCGTCCGCTTCGTTGTTCTTCATCGACATGTAAAGCAGCTGAGCGTTGATGTTCGGCTGCTCCACTTTCGGTTCTTCTTTCGTCTTTGCCATAAAAAGTGTCTCTTCTTATTCTTGATTGATTCTCATATCCAACTCCTCACGTACCCTGGCGGCGTAAGACTCCCATACGGTGTTGGCCACCTCATCGTCATTGACACACACCACGCTGATGCTCCTGTCACGCAAGGCGGCACGGATACCTTTCATCTCATCCCATACGCTGACCAGCTTATGTGTCGGCGTATGGTCCACATACCTGCCGTTCAGATGCTGGTAGAAGGTGTAGATGTACTGATTCATGCTGTGCTCGGTACGTTTGGGTGATATGTTACGTGCTATCTCCTCACCATGACGCTGCCATACAGCCTTGCATGTCCTGCGAAGGATGGGGTTGAGGCTGTGACCTCCGACGAGATAAGTATTGGTGAACTGTCTGTCGAAGCCGGATGCAATCATGTTGAGCTCATTGAAGCATGAGAGCTTATAGATGTTCTTGAGATACCACTCTTCCTCATAAGGGATTTCATCGAGATGCTGACAGGGCTTGCCGTCACGGAAGAAATCCGTAGGCTCCAAGGGTGACAACGGATACATGTCATCATTGCCGTATATAAACTGCGCAGCCAGTCCCGGGATGGAACCAAGGAACATCTCCACTGTGCGTGACACGAAGCACGGACGGTACTCCTCGGGAATAAAATCCTTATGGAACACCACGTTGACCTTCTCGTAATCCTTCATCCACGGCTGCACCTGGCTCTCACCGGACAGCAGGATATGGATACGACGTATCCACGGCATGAACTTGAGGATTGCCTTCACCAGCAGCTCCTCCGTACCCCAGCTACGCCAACGCGGTGACTCATTCAGTGACTCCACCGGACGTCCCATAGCTTCTGCACACTGCGCCTGCCATACAGGGTCATCAGTGAACACCATCGGTACTACGTAATCTATCTGTTGCATATCGTCTCGTTTGAAATTTTAAAGGGCAGCGGTGGTTGTACGCCGCCACTACCCTTTAAGGAATCGGTCCCGACAGCACTTAGGCTGCAACCACCTTGGTCAGCACACCGAATGAGGTGGGATCGGCAGCTGCGCTGAGATTGCCGGTCAGCACCACGCACAGAGGCTTGTTGCTGCCGTCGAAGATGGCCTGAGCCATGAACTTCGCCTTCTTGATGAAGAGCAGCTTGTCCTCGGCGTCGTTCAAGATGAGCATACCGAAGTAAACAGCCTTCTGAGGAGCTGCAAAGGCTGCGCCCTTGAAGCTGACAGCGCTGTTACCCAGGATACCGCTCTTGAGCTCGATGGTGGCTTCAACAGGAGCGCTGCCGAAGCAAGCCTCCATGATGTTGGTCTCATTGCAGGGGATCTCCAGTGTGATGGAGCCATCACCAGGAGTGAATGTGCTCACCCAAGCTGCTCCAAGACCCTTGATCTTGAAGTTGTCAACAGTAGGAGCACCGGTGTCGAAGTTGAAACCTGACTCGTCAGAGACGGGGAACTCGAACAGGTTGCTGTCGTTGCTGTTGATGCTTGCGGAAGCCTTACCTGCACCTGAACCAGAAGTGGGGATGGTGAAATCGAAACCACCCTTCACGGCGAATACTGAGGATATGCCCTCAAATACCTCGTCTTGCAGTTGAATCTTCTTTTTCATTGTCGTATAGTTTTTGGATTGATTACTCTATAGTTCTCGCATTGAACTTGGTTCTCAGCTTGAACGTTATCTGTGTGACCTGATAACCCGTGTCATCATTGCCGCGCATGAGTATCCTCGGCTTCTTGGCTACGATATGCTTCCCGTTGATGGGAAACAGGTCGAGAACCTTCTGAATGAGGTTACTCTGTGCCCCTATGTTGAGAGTGCCGTTGCTCTTGGCATTCACATAGACAGAGATGAGAGGGTAACAGTCCGACCGCACATCGGCGTTTCCGGCAATCATACCCAGCAGCTCCGTCGGAATCTCAAAGACCAGGAACTCCGAGAGATTGGAGTCGGTGGTCTTGGGACGTCCTAAGTACACCTTCGACGTGACGGTCAGAAGGGCTGCACTCATATCCTCATAGATGCGGTATATCAGCGGTTTGCTTGCCATAGTCGTAATGTGTTAAGCGGCTCGTGGTAATCCGAGGAAGGTAGTACCCACGCGCTCGGCGTAGGCATAGGTCTGCAGGATACCGGTGGTGCTGCGTTGCTTCTCCACCCATGAAGCATACTCAACAGGGTATGCCACAACGATGTCGAACAGGTTCTTGCCCTCCGGTCTGTACGACTGGAAGAACTTGACCGCATCATCCGGTCCCCAACCCTCATCGGTCTTCACTGAAGGTGTGTAATGACTCTCAGCACCCTCATAGTCAACCTTGAAGTGATATTTCTTGGGAGCGGTCATCTTGACCTGGATGGGATAAGAGAGACTGTCACCCGCGTAACAAGCATATACCGGTCTGCCGTTGCGATACAGACAGACCACGATAGATGTCAGCAAGTTACCGGTGAAGTCATGCTTACCCGGTGCGGACTTACGGAACTCGATAGCCCTGAGACAGAGGTCATCGCAGAAAGACTTACAGCGCTTCTCAACCTCGTTGAAAATCGCCTTCTTGTAATCCTTACAAGCCTTGTCTATGATACTGTCGTTAGTTCCTGCCATATTTCCAAATCAGATGTGTCCCTCCGAAATTCGCTGGGTTGGCATCCAGCACAAAACCATATTCGGTATAACCGCCACGGTCAACAACGATGATGTCACCTGCTCTCGGCACCACACCCAGCTTCTGCCAGTCGTCCCGTGTGAGAGGCAAGGCGAGAGCACGGTATGACGTGATAACCTCTCCCTTGTCTGACGTCGTATGCTTGTCGTAGGCGCGGCATTTGCCCTCATAGATGACCGAATCTCCCTCCTTGACCTCTTCGCCCTCCTGCGTAGGTTCTTCCT